ACATAGATGATGTTACCGGAATATTTTTTCACCTCTGGTTGAGCTACACCTTTTATAAAAGATTGTCCTAAGTTATATGTACGACTATTTATTACCGTATTAATACCCGGATTGGCGCTACTACCAAAAGTAGTTTGAATTGCTAGAGTTGCACTACCACCAATAATATTAAAAGATCCCCCACTGCCTATATCAGCAGTAAATCTTTCCATCGTAAATCCATAAGTTGGGTCAGTATTCCTAGTTCCATCAGTATTAAATCCACAATGGAATTTATCCTGCCAATACTTCAACACACCAGTATTCTGATCATAAGAAACTACCCTACCAAAAGCAGTTGATCCTATACCAATTGTTTGAGTAATCTGAGAATCTGCATTATAAGTAACCCCACTATAGCCAGCTCCAGCTAATTTAAGTCCATAAACTGCACTTGCTTTATCTGACTCTAAGTTTGCAGTAGATCCATGTGCTTTAGGACTTTCTACAATTCCGACTCTTGCTATCTGGTTTCCAGTTACGAAATCTGGATTATCGGTATCATTTTCAATTCTAGAATATAGAAGGACATTATAAGCACCTAATTCTCTATAGATATCAGCACCATGACCCCCTTGAGGAGGAATAATAACATCAAAGACAGGAGCAGTAGTTCCTGTAATTCCCTTAGCAGCAAGATCTAAAGTACCAAAAGTATATCCAGATCCACCATTAGAGATTGTTACATTCGAAACTTTAGCATCATTATTAGTAGTTACCGTTGCTTCTGCACCAGATCCATCACCTTTAATTGGAACTTGAGTATAAACCTTATTAGCGGTTCCTACCCCCACACCTCTATTAGTAATAGTTACAATTTTCAATTGCCCACTGCTTGAAGCATTATTTCTAACAGCAGCATCTGTGGTATTGGTTTCCCAATCTTGAGGAACTGGTAGATAATTTGTGGAATCAAATTTAACAATATCACTAGGACTAATAGTATAAAGATACTTCCAAATATACCCATCCCCACTAGTTCCAGCAGAACGTGGTTCTAAATCAGTAAAAGTAGGTTCATCAAGAGATGGTCTACCTGAAGGGTTATCAGGAGAAGTACCATTTTGAAGACAAATATAAACCCTATAATCACTATTCAGTACATAATAATTTGCATCGTATAAAGTTACAGAGTCAGAAGGTTTAGCTACATCAGTTGCACTAATGTCACTACGATACATATCATATGTAATACCTGATGTCCAAGTAGTTTTTCTAACAACTTGTCTGACATCCGCCTTGTTGATCTTCTTCAACGCAACCATTGTGTCCCAATAATTATCCTCTTGATTAAAATTATCAATAGGAGCAGGTGGAGTAGTTTCCCAATCTGCATCATAATCAGTAGGATTAGGTAATCCCACAAAAGAATAATAGGAGTTAGCTGTTGATGCAACTCCGGCAACAAAATTCTTGGCGTTTAATATACGAAGTTGATCAGTTATAATTGCAGCCATTGGACAATAGTTTTTTTACTTATTTAGCAGGTAATTAGCTATAGTTTTTCCATTTAAGAGGATATAGCCTTCTAACTATCCCTCCTGTTGTAATTCCAGTCACTCCATCGGTAGTATAAGCATTATATGCCTTAGCATCAGCTCTATTTCCAAATAGAACTTTGCCCCAAGAGAAGTTACCATAATAACCACTATATCCAAGACCAGTCAATCCTTCAAGATTTGCTACACTCACAGTAACGTGAGCGACTGCTGTTAAACCAGCACCTGTCTTGGATTCTGCTGCAGTTACTCCAATAGAAACAGCAGCCACTTCATATACATTATCTATAAAGGTAGATCCTATTCCTAAAGTACTACCATCTTGATAAAGAGAAGTTACTCCATTACCAACAGCCGAATTACTAACTGTAAAGTAATATCCAGTACCAATTCCACTAACCGTAGTAACTCCAACTATATTAGAATCTCTTAGTTCTGAATCAGGAGGAATAAAGAGATCAAATACTATTCCAGTAGATGCAACACCTACAGAAGTAGATTTAATTCCACTAATAATTCCAAAGTCACCTTGATAAGTTACACTGGTTGCCTTTCCTCTTACAGGGATAGGATCACCAATAAGAACTTGAGGTGGATTTGTAGATGTATATCCCGATCCTGGAGTAGATCCAATAGTTATAGCATTTACAACCCCACTGCTTATAGTTGCTGTTGCATATGCCTGACAATCTCCTGGAGTAGTTCCAAGTCCAACAGGAGAACCAATAATAACAGAAGGAGCAGATGCATAACCATATCCTCCATCTGTAATACTCAGTGAGGTAATTGTTCCTGCAGTAGAAACATTTGCAGTTGCGGAAGCAGAAACTTTACTATCTTGAGATATAATCTCTACTGTATATGTGTTGAGATCAGTATTATTTTCATTAATAGGATCAAAGAATGGTTTTGCATTCTGAACCCAAGCACATGTAGATGCTACACCAACATTCTGAATTAAGAATGCAGTAGGTTGAACAAGTGGTTCATAATGAACTCTATCTTTTCCAATTCTAAGTCCATCAATAAACTTATCTTTAGTTTGCTTACACCATTTAATTGGTCTTAATAATGTATCATCAGTGGTAATTCCTGGACCACCATAAGGATTAGTATTAACAGAATCAGTAGTATTGATCCCAGTAACAACTCTCTCATCCTGAAGCATTCCATATCCTTGATTATATGGATCTCTAGGTTCATTCAGTAAGGTAAGTTCATCACCTACTTTTACAGTTTCAAGAACATCTTTAAAGACAACATCAATATCTCCAGTTCCTTTATAATAAAGAATCTTCGTAGAATCTCCCTTCTTGGGTGCTTCACTGAATTTAAGAGTACTTCCTCCACTAAAGGTATATGCTTGTCCTGGGACTTGAAGAATATCATTAATGAATACTAATAGAACTGATTGAACATCAATTGATGATCCTTTAGCAGCTCTAATTGTAAGATAAGTACCATCAAGTTTAATTGGGAAAGACTTATTATTACCATCACACAAATCATCAAAATGGTCTAATACTTCTAAATCACCAAGAGTCCATCCTGCAAATGAATCACTAAAGGTATCTTGAATAGTAATCTGGAATTCCTTATAAGTTAAAGAAGGATCTGTAGGAATTCCTGCACTTCCTCCAGTATGAACTGTCAATACTTCACCTTGACCATATGCATATCCAGTATTTCTAATTGAGAAATCAATTATACTTGATCCTTGCCCTACTACTACATCAATCTTACCCTGAGTTCCTATTCCCTGAGTGGACTCAGAACTATAGATTAAATCTAAATTCTCATAAGATTTAGGATCATCAAATTTAACTTTCAATTCCTTATTAAGCTTACCACCTCTAGCATAGAAGTGCGTTCTAGTAGATACTCCAGTTAATACCTCAAAGTTCTTACTGTCAATAACATTAACAACTGTAGATCCACTCTCAGCAGGATCTTGACCAGAATCAGAGAAGTTCTTTGCTCTAGGAGCAATAATTGCTGCTTGAACTTTTCCTCCTCCCTGATAGAATGTAGGAACAGTAGATGTACCAACATTAACAGTAAAGGTAGTTGTAGTGCCTACACTATCAATAGGAACTCCAGCATAAGTAGGATCAGGCTTCCTTGGATAACTATGCTCAGTAGCATGTGCGTCTCTAGCACATGTAAAGGTAAGAGATTCTGTAGCAATAGCAACATTTGTACCTTTAATCATATTATGAACGGTACCACCTGCTCCAGTAAGAGTTAAAACAAGATCACCATCTGAAGGATCATAAGTTGCAGCAGAAACATTATGATATACTAAAGTAGATATTCCAACATTAAGAGTAATTGTAGTGGCAGTAGTTGCTCCAATAGAAATTGAAGTATTAGAATAAGGATCACTAGGACGTGGATAACTATGAAGGGTTTGATAATCATCCATTGAACATCTAAATGTGATTCCATTATCCAACATCTTGACAGATTCCCCTGCCTTACTCAATCCATTTGAACTTGCAGATACAAAGGAATGAATTCCGGTATATGCGGATGGTCTTCCTATACCTTCCTCTAATACATTAACTTCAAATGTGTTGGTCGTAACTCCACTAATCGGTAACCATTTATTATTTGCATAATCGCTAGATCTTGGATAAGTATGATTGGATCCATAACTATCTTTGGCACAACTAAAGGTTAAAGAGTTAGTAGCAAATTTAACCCTATCCCCGGTAGTAAATGATTTTGCAGTTCCTACATAACAAGTCATGATACCAGTATTAGGATCATACTGTGCATCCGTTATAGTTTCAGTTGAAGATCCTCTTAAAGTATGAGACCCGATGGTGAGTACCATATCACCAGTTGATCCATCATACGTAGCATGAGATGGGGTGTAGAAGACGCTAGCAGAGGTTCCAACGTTAACAGTTATCGTATCATCAGTAACAGCGGTAATGGAGGTATTAACACCCGTTACAGGGTCCGTAGGACGAGGATAAGCATGGGTAGTAATACCAGTATCCATTGCACAACTGAATACTATACTACCAGTATCAAATCCTACAGTATCACTAGTAGTGTAAGTATGCCCACTACCAACTGTTAAGACCATAAGACCAGTAGTTGGAGCATACGTAGCGTTTGTAGGTACAACCGAACCAATTCCTGTTACAGTAATAGAACCTACTCCTACGCTTGTGAAAGTATGGGAGTAATTACCGCCCGTAATCAGACAACTAGTTCCAGCACTAACAAAGTTGTGTAGATAATCTCCACCAGCAACTATAGCATTGGAAGATGCGCGTTTGAAGGTATGTGCATATTGATCTCCAGGACCAGCAACTCCAACATTAACTGTGATTTTTCCAGTATGCTTTATTAATCCATCGTCCGAAGCAGAAACAAAAGTATGAGCAGAAGTATTGGAGGATGGAGTTACATTAACCGTAAATGTATTAGTTGTTTTATTAGCTACTTCCAACCATCTATTGTTTACAGGATCAGTTGGTCGTGGATATGAATGTTGAGTAGCATGACCATCTTTAGCACAAGTAAAGATTAATGATTCATCTACAATTCTAACTAGATCTCCATTAGAGAATCCATGACTAGAAACTGTTAAAGTCAATACTCCAGTAGCAGGAGCATATGAAGCATCACTTACTGTATACGCTGTTCCATCGTTTGTAATAGCAAGAGAATTATTATATGCATAATCAGCACCTCTAGGATAATAATGTGTTGATACACCAGAATCAATAGCACAGGTCATTCCCAATCCAGTGAATATGACAACACTTGATTTATTGGTAGCATTAAATCCATGAGCAGTACTGGTAGTAACTGTCATAACACCAGTAGTGCTTGTATAATCTGCGGTATAAATCCCAATAGGACCAGCATAATCACATGTAAATGCAATACCAGAAAGTTTAATATTTTCTCCTCTTTGCAATCCGTGAGGAAGATGGGTTGTAACTGTAGTTAATCCACTGAGTGAACTATAACCAACATTAGAAATATCTTTAGGTCTATAGAATACCTGAGGATTGGTAATTGCAATTCCAGTAATACCACCGTTAACAATCTGTCCAGTACCAACTCCGGTATAATTGGCAGCATACAAACTTGATGTTTGAATTGCTACATTCACTGTTGGTTGAACATTAAGTCTATATCCAGTACCACTAGTACCAATACCAATAGAGGAAATAGTTCCTGCTGCGGATACTACCGCTGTTCCTCCAGCAGCAACTAATGGTTGTAATCCAAATCCTTCTGTAGATCCAACAGAAACAATAACTCCACCTACAGGAATATTTGCATTATTAACATCATAAGCAACAGAAGTTGCTGTTCCCGTAAAGAAGATACTAGAGATACCAGCACTTTCTTTCATATCATAATCTTCTTCACGAGGTTGAGTTCCCTCAGGACTCTGGAAGACACCATTAATTAAAACTATACCATTGCTAGTAGAGAATCCAGTAGCACTTGTTCCACCATCCTTAGTTAAAGAGAAAGTCTTAGCAATACCAGTGAATGAATTAGAAATATCATCAAAGATAATATTATTAGTATAAGTCTCGGCAATTGTACCTGTCTTTCCACTTCTCATAAAGGTTCTACCTTGGAAAGTAGAATGTGTAGAAATACCAGTCCAATCTCTATCATCAGGTGCATTTGTATCGGATGATATTGGATCTAATCCATAAGGTGCCTCAACAAAGTGAATCTTATTCTCCCGAATATTATAATTACCTTCAATTATCTGAACCAAATCACCAGAACTATGAGTAGAAAGTCCAGTACCCATCCATGGTCTATCAACAAGAATTACATTAGTGCTACCAAGACCAACAGTGTTGATCTTCATAATTTCACTATTAATTTGGACTAAATCCCCACTAAAGAACGAGGTTATTCCAGTAAATTCAATTTTCTCATCTACTAATGATATATCCTTATCCAGAGTAGTAGTTATTGCTCCACCAACAATAGGAGACTGGAACCAATTATCAATTGCAATAAGTGCCTTAGCATTCTGATTAGTTGATGTGAAGGAGTGTGAAGTTCCAATACCAACAGCAGTAATATCAAATACTACTGGATTCTGTAGAAGTGCTTTCTCAGGACTTGCTGCCAACTTAATCTTACTATCATTAATTTTAACAGCATATACAGTTGGTGGTACTCTAGTAGTTGCTCCAAACCCAGGACCACTAGTTGAAGCAATACTAATTGCTTGAGTGGAACCTATACCTGCCCAAGAATACTTAAGTTCTTCACCCGTTACAAAGTAATGATCCGGAATAGTAATAGTATCATCAGAAACGCTGACTAAATCCGTATCACTTGCATTTACAAATCTTTGGAATATTGGCAACTCATTATGAAGTAATCCAAAGGTTCTCTTAATATCAGTATGAGTTCCTCTATACTCTGCATAACTCGAAGTAATTTTAGCAGATTCAAAATCAATGGATGAAACCATATCATCCTTAGCCACACTTAAAACATTTTGGAATACTCTTACTTGAACCTTAATATTATGATTTGGAATAAAGGTTAAATGATTTCTACCAGAACCATCATTATTAGCACCGATAGTTCCTAATCCAGTAGTATGTAATTGAACATTACCATATTCAGTGAATGCATTATAATCATCGTCATCACATGCAACAACCTCACACATCTCATAACGCTTATTAGTAGTATCCTCCAATTGGACAACATAGTATGCAGCATGAGAATCTGCATGATACTCAGCAATAGTGTTTATACCAGGAGTTCCTGAAGCAGCAATAGATGTATACCAAGAATCTAAAAGACCAGTACTTAACTCTTGAGCAGTTCCTACTCCAGTTGCAGTAGATGTACTACTTGCAATAGAAATAGACATTGCACTTACACTATGACCTACACCAAGTGCAGAATCAGGTGTAAAGTCAATCTTTAATCTAGAACCATCAATATAAGGATAATATGTTCCTAATCCACTTACACCATAGGGACTAACATTACTATCTGTCAATTGACCATATTCAACCATATCAACAGTTGATCCATCATGAATTAAATTAAGTTCATCAAATTCATAGTATGAACCATCATTTGCTCCAATCTCAACAATAACTTTTGCAGAACGATAAGTAGATGCAATTCCTACAATAGTAGTGGCACTATTCGTTCCACTAGCCATTTGTTTATAGTGAGAATTAATATTAACAATACTTCCTAAAGCAGTGCTACCTATTCCACTATTATTACTCAAAAGATCATGTGAAATATAAGTAACATCATAATTATTATCTTCATACTTAATAGGATAGAATTGAAGTCTTCCTTCCTCTCCACTTACATTCCAATCAAAGGATCCTAAATCAGGATGAGTTTCTACTCTAGCATACTGATTAATAAAACCATTTGAACCATCATGGAGAAGTGATACTAAAAGGACTTGCCTTTCTTTTGTATATCTCTTATCTCTTACATAAGTAAAATATTTTCTAGTCCTATATGCCGTTAATTTATCACTATTAATAACAGCATATCTTGTTGATCTTGGTTTGTTATTAAATTCACCGCTAAAGTCGTCAATAGTGAGAACCCTATTTCCAACAGATTCTGAATAATCAGTTAATGCTCTATTTTCAAATATGATTTGATTAGAAACTAATGCTGTTCCAATTCTTACTGCTTCTTCAGATGCTAAATCAAAAGTATAAACACAGTGAAGATGTCCTTCTCCTGTTAAATCTGCAATAATTTCAGCATCACTATCCAGACCAAAAACTCCACCTCTATTATCTGCCTTAGTTTCAACAACTAAATTGGAGAATTTTAAGAATCCAGCAGTGTGGTTTAAAGAACTAACAGGATCATTCCAATCCTCATAAGCAACTTTAGATTTCAAAGCATAAGAGAAATATTGATAATAATCATTATCTGGTAATCTCTGAACATTATCATTCAAAATACCTGTATCATATCTCCATCCCTTATTAACTTGGGAATAAGGTCCCAACTTAATGTAAGAATCATAATCAATTTTACTCTTAATACGTCCTTTAGTATTAGAAGTTTCACCAGTAAGAATTTGACCAACTTCAAAATCACTATCCGTAGCAACTTTAAGAGTTTCTATCTTATTATTCCAACTCTCTACAATTCCATTTTCATTACCAACAGTAACAGTTTCTCCATTTTTAAAATCATTAATTTTTAATTTAATATCAAAAATTGGGAATTGCTTTTTAGGAATTATTCTACCAAAAGAATTAGTAGGATCAAAATAACCAGGATATTGATCACCCTCCAAAACGGAGCTCATATCATAAACTATAGAACCTGTGTTACCACCCAAAGCGGCATTTACTTCAGTAACAGGGAAAAGTTTATAGTTATAAGCAGCAGAATTATATCCTAACGATGTACTTCCAACACCAACACTAGTATTCTCAATAAGAACGTCATCTCCTACAGCAACAGGGAATAAATCACTAAATCCAGTATTAATCCCTACAGTTACTAGTTTAGTAGTGCTATTATAGGTAATAGTATTAATTCCAATTCCATTAGAATTGTGAATTGGTATAATAGTTGGGAGAATATTATTCATCCCATAAGTATTCTGTATTATCCTTACTTGAGGGGATCCAACATTATATTCCAAAATAACATCATCTACTACCTCACCAGTATATCCATCTAAAACAACTAAAGTAGGATCAGTCAGATAGTTCTTACCACCCGATGAAATACCAATACTTTGGAAAGATGTAAGAGGTTCAATTGTCAGAATTTCTGGAAGGTTGAGAGAAGGTTTTAAAGTAAAATCACTAGGATAATCAAATCCAATATTTTCAATTGTATCCTTTTGAATTTTACCAATCGAATTACTTTGAACTTCTAAAATTGCTCCCTTTCCATATGCTGAGGAAACTGTACTAATACCAGGATTAAATTCATACTTTCTACCACCGTTAACAACTTCAACTTTAGCAATAGCCCCATAAGCAGTTGAAGACTGTGTAGTATAATAAGAATTTGCAGTGGTAGAGGTATAAGACTCTGCTTCAGGATATTTTCTTACATTATACTTAAATGTAGTAGTTCCTAATCCAACTACTTTTTGAGTTCCTGAATACAGACTATCAATCAAATTAAGTTGATTATAATTAACTACATCAGTATCAATAACAATCTGTTTTTTAACATCAGCAATATAATCTTCATTAACGGCTTCTAGATTATAATAAAGATTTTCTGGGACATCATCATTTAAGAATATCTTAACAGTAGCATCGCTTTCAAGTCCTATTTTACCACTCTTAACAACTTCAAATTTATTAGTGACCCCAGTAGATTCAAACTCATAATTAAATTCAGGATCCTTATACAAATTAAAGGTAAATGCTGAATAGGAAGTTACACCGACTTTGGATGATAAAGTAGAATCAGATAAATCAAATGTAACAATCTTATTCCGGTAAACATCCAACTGAGGATTAATCAAACAGATAGTTCCTATTGTAGCAGTCGTAATATCAATATAATTCGGTATATTTAAACTTAAATCATATCTGGTTTTGCATAATCTAATCTTATCTTTTGTATAATAAAGAACATAGTAAATTGCTTCGTTGACTAACCCACCAGCTGGTGAATCAGCTTTATAGAGAACCTTATCACCATGACGTAATCCATGATTGCTAAGAGTAATAGTATCAGCAGCAGTGTCTATAGCCGATGCAGCCCAAGTTACTGAGTTGTATACTGCTCTTCTATTATCATCATCATATTTTACAGTTATAGTTTGAGTATCTTTTGGAAGAACTGAAACTTGGATTTCATCACCTAAGGATAATGCATGAGTAGAAGCAGTCGAAACAGTAACAATATTTTGTCCTATTTCACCTGATATACCAGTTCTCTTAGTAGTAAAGCTATGATAATCTCCTATACCAAAATTCTGGAAATAAGGTAACCGTTGTGTAGTAGTAGAACCAACACCAACAAAAGTTCCTGTAGTTCCTAAACCTACTTTAACAGTTGAAATTCCAATAAAATCTCTTGCAATATTAGCAACATATAAGTCTTGACCCTCTGGCAATTTAAATGTAGTTCCAGATGTAATACCTGTTATAGGATGCCAACATTGAATTCCAGTTCCACCATGATTTGAATAAGTAACCTTTTCACCAGTCTTTAATCCATGATTAGGAATGTAAATTTGACTGTAAGGAACAAATACTTGTGTTACTCCCAAACCAGGCATAGAGAACACTGCAGTAGATCCAATACCAGCAATTGCTGAAGTTCCAATACCTACAGATTCATTAGGATTGAAATAAATCTCTCTATTCACACTATAACTATAATCTGTTTTAAATCCCGTATTAATAGTGAATTTACGTGGATCTTCTCTAAGGATAGCTGATGAACTATATGCAAATCCTACGGTGCCATCAACTGCTCTTCTAACTCTAATTCTTTTACCAACTTTGTCGATATTAAGGACTTTAACCTTTTCAGTATTACCTATTCCAAGAATATCATTTTCCCTAATGTATGGGAAATCAAGGAAACCAGTAGTATAGAAATAAGTAGTCAATCCTGTTACATTAGTGCTTCCAATACCTAAAACAGTTACAAAGTTATCTGTTCTAATTCCTATAGTATAGTCACCTTCTAAATGAGCAAAATAAGTACTTAATCCAGAAACAGTGATTAATTCACTATTCTTTAATCCATGAGGAGCAGTGGTAAATCCAACAACACTTCCACGCCCATCTAAAGTAGCAAATTCAACATTAGAATATGAAGTAGTTGCAACACTTACTGAAGAAATACCCGGACTATAAAGACTCTTAACTTTAGCAGAAGCATTGTTTCCACCTGTTAAAGAATTATCAAATAAAACCCTATCTCCAACATTGTAATTACTACCTCCAGTTAAGATACCAATAGAATCAACTTGACCAGTAGAAACACTATCGATATTTACTGTTTGATTTCTAACACTATCGGGGTCAAAAACAAAATTATACGAACTATTAGATGATTTAAGTTGATAACCTAAAGTGTTCCTAAACCATTCAGATTTATTTAAATCAAACTCTTCTTGATTTATATCATTACTCCAATCTGATGCAATAGGTTCCGAATAGAAACTTGTTCCAATAACATAAGGGAACTGTGGTCGATAGAATCCATCAAAAGATCCAGAAGTATCAGTTTGTCCGCCTTCAATAGTAGTGAAGTATGCATAAACTCCATTAGGATATTCAGGTGTTACTCCAAATCTACCGTTATGCTCATCAAGATCTCCACTATTTTTAAAGGCATAATCTTCATTAAAGAATCCTTGTGGGAAAAGAGTAAGAGATGGTCTATTAGTATGAGAAACTAATTCATACCCAGACATCATTGCTCTAGCAACTCCACCCTCCGGAGTAGTATATCCATAAGGACCATAGATTGGATTTCCATCATATGCCCATCCAAGAATTGGTGAATGCCAAGAAGAAGCTTGTTCTGTATTTTGAGCTATCCTCAGATCCCCAACACCATATTGTATCTCTCCTCCATCATTTCTTACAAATACAGATTTCCTAAGTTGTCTAGGAGCATACATGTGGCAATATTGTAATCCAAAATCATCTCTATCTGAACGAGCAATAATTCCATCATCTGCAGTTATAGTATCTAATAATTTGCGGAATAAATTGATTGTCCACTTCTCAAGGTGTGCTTTGAGTTCACAAGTAGATCCAGCTGGATTTATAGTAAGAGTAGTATCATTATCATATCCAATTCCGCCAGTTATTACCTTTACTTCTTTTAGTTGTCCCCCTTCAACAATAGGAGTAAGTGTAGCATAATTTCCACTTCCATTAATTACCAAATCAGGTGGGGAATTATATCCTGTTCCATTTCTTGTAACCAATACTTCCTGAATTCTTCCATTACTAACTACAACCATCACTTCAGCATCATTTCCCTGACCATTAACCTCACCACCACTTCTGAAGAAGAATTCAGGTTGTCTATCCCAATTAACAATAGTATCTGATCCGTAAGAACTTCCAGCGTTAGTTAAGTGAACAGACTCAATCTCTCCTCTAAAAATAGGTTGAAGCTGTGCAGAAAAATCTTGATTAGCTAATGTAGAAACTCCAATGTTTCCAGTAACAACAACAGAAATGGCCGGATAGTTGAAAGAGTGTATTCCACTACCAACTGATTTCAAATCAACATATTGTTCACTATCCAAATACTCTCTTATAGATGTAGTTCCCAATCCAACAGGAGCAAGTTTAAAGGAATCATTATTTACCTTTTTAACCAAATATTCTAAGGAAGTATTAAGACCATCAATAACAGTTCCTGTTGTACTATAAGTAACAGTCTCACCTGTCTCATATCCATGAGAATCTATATTAATATTATTAAGCGATGTACTAACACCAGCAGTTTGAGCAGTTCTCTTTTTATTTGCATAGTCTTCACCACTGTTACTAACAACGATATCTGAAATTATATTTTTCTTTACAGTAGAATTAATTTGTTGCCGCCCAACACCATAACCGCTAATGAAAACAGTGTTTATTCCACTTATAGCATCCTTTTGTTTGGGATAAAGCTTAACTGTTTGAGCATCTACTACACCCACATGATAAAATGCTCCTGTAGTTAAACCACTTAAAGCAGTTTGCTTATCTGGATTATATACAACTTCTTCATAATCTCTAAACTTGTGGTAAGTAGAAAATCCAATTAAACTAGTAGTAGCACTTCCTGCTTGAATGAATACATCCCCACTCGATCCCTGATTAGTTGCATCAAAAGAAACACTATGAGATACAGATCTCATATTGACTTCTGCAGCTGCATCCTTACCATTTCCTCCACTAATGGTAATAAATGGAGTACTTACATAATCAAATCCACCATCAATAATTTCAATTCTTTGAAGAGATCCTTTTACCGCACATATACCCGTTGCAGCACTACCGACAGAATCTACAATATCCAAACTAGGTGGAGTTATTATATCATATCCTGATCCTGGAGCTTCAACTTCTATCTCTTGAATACCGCCATAGAATATAGTATCGGGTGATTTATAATTTAAAACCTCAACTCCATTAATTAAAACACCTGTCTTCCCAGGTTCTGTTGTATAATTACCATCCTTGTTTAGTGGATCTTTTACTTCCCTAAAAAGATTTTGAGCTTTTATTTCTTGCCTGGCAAAATCAAAATCCTGAATATTGTTAGAAGTTACAATTCCAGAAATAGTAATAAAATCACCATTATTGATATTAGATCTACTCTTGGCAAAACTTAATTTAGAAGCACTTATTCTTTTAACAAAATACAGTCCTTCCTCAAGTTCTGGGAATTTACTTATAGAAGTTTGAATTCCTGTAAATCCATCACTATCAACAACCGTTTCTTCTTTCACATATGGTTGATAGTAAATCCTATCTCCCGTGTAAAAACCATGATCTAATGGAGCATCAGGATCATTAGCAAGTACATCAATCTCGGATCCACTATACTCACCAGTTAAAGTAAGTTTTCTACTATATGGATTAATAAAAGTATCCTTATAAAAAGGAAGGGAGGGAGATCCAACTAAAATTTGATTATTAAAATTAGTATAGGTATTTTGAATATTTGCATTATTCCTATTCAGATAAGGATATCTGGTAGAATCTACTTTGGTTAATTTCCTTTGAACTTTATAAGTGTAATTAGAGAATAATTCGCCTTGTCCTCTAATAGTAAACTTCCTGGCCCCAGTTACAGAAATAATATCACAATCTTTTATTACTCCGTCACTTCTAGTAACAAGTCCTCTATCACCAGCTTTAAAATTATGAATATCATAAGATGTTACTTCATAAGTATAATTCGAAATATTAACTATACTAAAACCATCAAGTTCATATGTGTTAGCAATATTATCAATCCAATTATCTCTTCTAGTAGTGACAGAAGAAATTCCTAAACTTTTAATCCTACCTGTATCATTCTTAGAATATAAATGTGTTTCTGGAAGTACAACATCTTCTAAAACAGATCCAACTCTAACCTTAACTATATCATCGGTAGTTATGCCAGAATAACCATAAGCATAAGCATCTAACCTGATTTCTGCTGCTGTTCCAAGTCCAGAGACAATAGCGGTACTTGCTATACCAAAAAACTGAGTAATAGACTTAGAAGAGTAAGATACTAATCCAGCAACTCCATTATCATATCTAAATGCAAGTTCTCCAGATTGAGCAAACCCAACAGTCGAATCAACATCAATTGTGGTAGCACCAACAGAAACAGGAGTTATTACTAATGTTTTTGGATGAACAGAAAACTCACCATAAAGACTTCCCTGTAACGTTACATCTTTATTATAATCAGCATCAAAACTTAATTTATAGTACTCTGTAGTACCTATAGAAATTTTTTCTACATCTGTAACAGATCCATATGCTTCTGTAATATCATATTTTTCATCAGCATCTTGATATAAAGTATTATTTAAAAGTTGTGTAGGATCTCCTTCAAGATGCTCAACAACTAAATCTCTAGTTCTTCTCCAACCAGCATCAGATGGTTTGAATAAGAAATCTCTTGGTTTAATAACTTCAACTTCTTCACCATATAATGCACCAAATAAAATTTCAAATGACCTATCAGTACCTTTTGAAGAATAAAAATCTTTAGATTGTTTAATAAAAAGATTTTGATTTAAATCACTATCTAAATTTCTCTCAGCAAATCCAGGAATAAATTGTTGCTTTAACTTATTGAGAAATTCAGTAAAAAATAATCCACTTAAATTATAAACAACTGGACCTATAGCATATCCCTCATACCTCTCTACAGTGTGCTGTGCCGTCTTAGAAGAGGAGAAAACTAGTTCTTCGGGGGAATTAGTCTTAGAGTACTTAGTAACCCCGCTGAACCCCCTTACACACCCCTCAAAGGTCGAATCTGTCTTACTAGTATAGGTAATTATTTCATCATCAATTTTGATAACTCCATATCTATCTGGAAATCCCTTTGTACCAGTTAAAATCTTACCATCTTTATCAGTACTAGTGCTTATATTAATAGTAGTATCATTATAAGATACATCTTCATTTAATATACATGTATCAACATTACTAAAAATTTCATCAAGTTTAAGATACTTGTCAAGATTTTGAACAAGATCAGTAGCTGAACTAGGGTATTCCTGCGAAATATAATATTGCTTTAAAAAGTCTACAAGAAGCGGATTTTCCTCTGCAATAAAATCTGGCAGTTGATTCTCAACTATAGATTGGATTTTGACTCTAGTTTCCATATCTTATCTTACAAAGACTCCGTTTGAATAACTTGACGATACTTGAAGTGTACTTCCTGATATTTCTGCTCCAGATGCAATTTCATCAGGCCACATATTAATACTTACCTTACTAGTATCTAGTTGCAAATAAAGATCCTGTAATCCGATAATATCATTGGAATATGGAATAGCTTCAATCTCAATAAGTGGAGCTCCTCTATTAACAGTGGTTCCTAGGATATTAATGGGATTTAATTTAATTTCACCTTTTTTGTAATCAATAGATCCAATATTTCTTCTAATAATTTGTGGTTGAGTGGGAGAATCCAATCTGAATAAATTAAGGGTTCCCAGATGGTCATTAGTGGGAATATCCGCTAGATATACCGTTCCAGCAATTCCACTAACACTAAATCCAGAGGATTTAATATTATATCCCGCTTTATGGGCAATATGGAATCTATTACCATAACATACCTCATATTCAGCAAAAGTGTTCAATATTGCTCTTAAATCTCTTCTCATTACCACTGTAGTAATGTTAGAAGTGATAGATTGATTACTTTCATCAATTATATTCAAAAATTGACTATATTTGAATCTTGCACCAAATTTGTTCAATTCTGTTGAATCGGCATATGTGTTAATACTCGAAAAAACGTCATTTTTCGCCGAATTTGGAGAAGGTGCCAAATTTGGGTTATAATAGACGTTTGAAGCAGTTTCGATGTACAAATATTTCAAATCTACTATTTCTGGAACAATTCCAGCAACAGTAAATTTTTGTAACTCCCTTTTTATGTTATCTTTGATCAAATTGGACAAATAACGATCATTATAAGGTTTTATGCTAATATAAACCTTTCCAAATCGAGGTGGAGTAAGAGTTTCCCCTCCATAAGCAGAAACTGACTCTGTTTCAGGATAAATTGTTGGAATTAGTGCTTCATAGTCGGATGAAGTGACTGCTCTGTTCCTAGAAGCATAAATTCGTGTTCCATACTTCTTAATCGACTCTACACTCTCAATACTTTCACCAGAATGCGAAGAATCAGTAACTGAAATGAGTGAAATTCCAGTTTCGACTGCTCTGTCCGAATCATCTTGTAAAATTCCACTAAATTGGAAGGTAGAAAGGTTATTTGCAGCACTACCATTGCAAACAACGTAATTTGCTTCAATAAATTCGGGTTCTTCTAGTTTTTTACCAAAAATACCATCTCCAAAGATCAATTCATACTCTTCATCTTCAACTTCTTGAATAAAGAACACTCTAGAAGTGGGAGTGAGGTCAAAAAGACTGTCAGCAAGCGTATATGAGTTTGCAGCACTTGAAGTAGAGTTTGCTCTAACTGTTACGGTAAGCAAACTAGTGTCAATACCGGCATTATCAAGAATAAATCGCTGATTTGGGGTAAAAGAGCTAACTGTAAAGGTTTTTGTAACTCTAGTACCTTCATAAATCGTAATATCGTTAAATTCTGCAATATTATTAACAACAGGAACAGTAATATCGGTAGGAATTGAAAAAGAATAACTTTGTTCACCAAATGGATCCGTTGTAGCAACAACTCCTGCCTTTAAAATGAGTGATGCAGGGGCATTTGTGAAATTACTTGTATCAACGAAGAAAGATACCTTTGCTCTTGCTGATTTTCTTGATCTAGGGACATATCCGATGTTACGGGCAAGAGAAACGACATTTTCCCTCAAAGTTGCACTATCAATGAATACTTCATTCGTTACCATATTGGTATTGTATGAAGTAATGTAAGTATTATATGCTAAAGTATCAACAATAACTGAAAGGTTAGATCCCTCAAAGTCATAATCGGTAAAATTGGAGTTTGCCCTTAGATAATCCTTAATTGAGGTCTTTATCTGGTCAAAATCTAGATCTGCGTAATTTACTAATGCCATTATCGTGTTGGTTGTAATGCAAATTCTAACTGTTGAGGTAATACATCAATTCCAACAATATCATATTCTAAAGTTACGTTAAATTCACCATTATCATAATTTGGAACGACATTAACATCTGTTAATACTACCCGTGGTTCAAAATTTTCCACTGTTATCTTGATTTGATCACTAATTTCTTCTGCCGTCAGTTCATCAATGTTCTCAAAAAGGAGTCCAGTGACATCAGAACCTAAAATTGGGTTAAAAAACCGTTCTCCAGGTACTGTCATGATTAAATTTCGTATAGAACGAGCAATTGCTGTCTCATTTTTGATCGCAATGATGTCTTCATTTAAAGGATTTACCTTAAATGATGAACTAACATCTTTAAAAGTCTGACTTACCCGTTCTATAGGCATGAAAATATAAAAATACTATAATTATTGAGTTATTTATTAAGGATATGTTACTAAAATTCCGCCAGAGGAATCATATCAGTGTCATAATCTAGTCCATCGTCCTCAAAATCGTCTTCTTTACGCTCATATACGTCATTTTGGACTAAAGTATCGCGTTTTTTAGGTGTTATATTGTCATTTGCTATTTCACGAAGCATTTTTTGATGCTGATGATTTGCTAAATTGTCTAAAAAATCGTTGTCTGGAGTCATGGTTTCCTCTCTTCACTAAAAAAGGACTCTTTCGAGTCCCATTTATTTATTTTCCTTGTCCACGATACCGTTTTTTGGCTTCGTTACGAGAGGTTGCCGCATATTTAGTATGTTTACCCCTCCCTTGACGAGTTTTTTTCGGCGGTGTATCACTATAAGTGGTAGCACCCCATGTTCCGGTCTTTGATTTAACTGCCATAATGTAATTTAATGAGGATTATAAGATTTAAGGTATAAAACGAACCCGCATATTGCTAAAACAATCGCGAGTCCGAGCAACGACGCTATCTGCATAATTAAATGATACGATTTTTCTCATGTCCTACGCGAATTCGAGGATCGCACCAGATCTGATAGTCCTTATCAATAGCATCAAGACAGAATGAAACGTCTTCACCACACATGTCTTGAACAGCACCTGATTCAAAGACCTGCATTTTAGGTGCAAACCAAGGATACTCAAGATCTTCAAAAACGCCCTTCTTAATTAAGACCCAACCGAAACCTGTGTAATCAACTGTAAAGGGTTTTGATCTTTTCGAGATGCTTTCGACGGTCTCGTGATTCATAACACCACCGTTCTTGCGGAAATCATCTTCCTCTAACCAGTGTGCTACTGAGGTCGTTTGCCCATCTTCTGTTGCATACCACCCTGCACTGATTGGACGATCCTTTGTGGTATCAACAGTACCATCTTCCTTAACTGATTCAGCAGGTAGTGCCATATCACAAAGTTGCCAGAATTTCTCTGTGTTAAAGACAATATCCGAGTCTATCCATAGTTGGTAATCATAATTTAACTTACCATCCCACGGAACTTGCTTAGGTCCTCTGAGAACATTAGCACCTAAACACTTACAACGTGCAAAGTTAACCATTGATGAATAGTCCTGGGATATCTGGATAGACATACCGTTCTGAACCATATCAAAGCATAACTGCACAAAGTTTTTCAGAAAGACGTAAGAACATCCACGTCCTGGAAGACAAAATACAATTGTCTTTCCTTTCATTCTTGCTTTGATAGCATCAATATCCCATTCAGGTGCTTTCTTCTTTGGGGTATTGGCTTTAACCGTAAATCCTTTTGCCATAATTGTTTAATACCTTCAATTCAATTATACACTGATATATGTAGTGTGTCAATAAGAATCATCACCGGCGGGTTCTGTATAGATTACCCTACCCGGTCCTCCCATTCCTACCTTGGGTTCCAGTTTAATATATGACAGATCTTCAATAGTATAGTCAGTCTTTAACAGACCTACCATAACATTCAACATCTCCCATTTTTCTTCGAAATCTTCTTGGATTAGATTATGATATAAAACCTTATCTCTTGCATATATGTGATAGGTCGTATCGTTCATTCTATATGGGCGATTTTTTATATTTAGAAAAAGGTAATAAAAGACCTTTTGGGTCTCAGAATTTTTTTGCGATTTTTATATATACATCTCGAATTGTCACCTCTGTAGGTTAGAAAGGTTCCTTTTTTTAAGCCAAGGGGCAACGCGGCGCCGGTAGGTAACAACAACGCGGAAACAACTGCCGAATTCGTTATACTAAAACACTGCCATATTCGTGTTCGTTAAGTGTTATAAACTGTGTGTGTGCTATGTGTTACTTAGATATCATAACATAAAAAGGGCAGAGTGTCAAGAACTCCGCCCTAATCGTGTCTTTAGTTGTTGTTACTTATAGGACTGTATCTTTGGTCTCTACGATGTCATCGAGGACAGCAAGGATTTCAGTACCATTGTTTGCATTTTCCAGCAAGAACATTGCAAAGGTTTTAGACATTTTAGAAATGCACGGTTAGTTACACTATAGGGACACTTTATACGTCACCCCATACTGATAACGAACCACGCATAATAACACCTGACAGATTAACACAAACTGAGGTGTAATCTGTCCTGGTATTTGTGTTACCAATCCACAGGAATTGTTAGTTCTTCGATGTAACTTTCGACTGACTCATTACCACCGAGGTCGAATACTTTTTCCCAGTTAATATCCCTGGGATTAAAGTCACTTTCTACTTGAAGATCTAACGTTATTCTATACCTTTGCTGTGTACGGTTGTAGATAGAAACTGGCATAGGATTGCTCCTGGGGTGGTAACATATAGTACTATAACATAACTGTGAATTACTGTCAATTAGTGTCAGTTATTTATAGTACATTTGTAACACTTACCGAACCTAAACTATCGGTTCTAGTTTATACTGAACTGGTTTGGTATTAGTGTGACAAAGTATAACCGAGGTCTTGTACTTTTCGCTCGCTCGTGTTATACTACGCTCGCTAAGATCACAACGTCTGAGCACATTTAAATGACCTAATAATCTCACTGTTTATCACATAGTAAGCACACAGTTACTATCACTTATCCACATGATTTCCACACTAATTAACACCTTTTTCAACAAGTATGTGGAAAACGTATAAACAAGTGGTTCCTATTTATTAGACCATTTATAAACGTTTTTTAATGTATTTTACCCCAATTTGTATTAGTTTTCCACAGAAATACCCTCCTAGTTGTGGAAAACTAAGAGGGTAAGATTAGTATGTAGTTAGTGTTAATTAAGCGACCAATTAATGCGTAAGTAGTCATCATCGTGCCACCTATCTTGTGCTTCTCCGTTCTCATCTACAAATATAAATTCCTCACAAAAGTATTCAACTGATATGTTCCCTAATTCTTCACAAGCACGTAAAAGTTCACCTATTCTGTTATCATCTAAATCCAACTCATCTATACAATAAGCAATGTCTTTTTCAAGTTGAGTTGTACATTTGTTGCTCATGATTTAGTCTCCTTAGTTGATAATTTGCGATGAGATTGTGATTCGTTTAAGTAAGGATCAGGATGGAACTTTGGGAACCTAAAATGATAATCTAATAGGATTTCTTTATAGAGGTTCTTGTACTTGGGATCGGTGTAATGGTTCATCGGTTGTTGTGCAATAGGACTGATCAATTTGACATAGTTGTTGCATCTTATCTTGCTGTATCTTGTCTGCTTTATCTATCACATTGATGACTAAATTAGCACCCAAGATTGTAAAGAAACCAACAAGAATAAGACGCATTGTTTTACTAGTAGTTGTTTAATGTTCTCATGGGTTTGTATAACTCCCATGAATTATTCCATTCATCGTATAACTTAGCACTATCAATATTGTCTGGATTCCACTCACCTAATTCAGTGGGTTGGTTGTTAGTTTTTGTTTGATTTGTTTGATTGTTGTTGTTCATTTGATTCATAGTATTAGGGGACATAAAAAAATAACTTAGGAGAGGGATTAACC